CCTCTCACAGACTAACCCTCTGAGTACCCCCGTGGCCCCTCTTCAAGGCCCTAACGGCCTCTGGGGCACCCCTAAGGGGATCATTCAGACAATCTTCAAGGAATACCGGTAGGCGGTCCCTCTATGGGCTACCTCATGTCCTACCTTGGGGATCATTATGGGGACCTAAAGGGTGGCTGTCAACCCTCAAGGGAACATAAAGGGATCATTAAGGGCCTAAAGGGGTGACCATAAGGGTAGTGCCTCTTCTTGTCCTAATCTGTAAGGCCCATAAAGGAACCATCAAGACACCATCAAGGCCCATCAAGACACCACACCCTAAGGATGACCATGGGAGACCCTAAACGGCTACCATCAAGGGTTGACAAAGCGATCCCTGTGATCTATTACGTGCGCTACGCGGTCATTAAGGGGACTTATAAACCCTCACCCAAACAGTGACTGAAATTAGATGAAATAAGTGGTTGACACCATCAAAGGAGTCTGTAGAATGGGCACCACAACGAAGCGAGACACCTTAACCGGGTCAACCTGAGTTGCCTTGAAGCTTAGTAGTTGCTTCGACCTGCGATCCTACGGGTGCCAAAGGTCTTAACGGTAACGAACACGGATAGGATGAAATAAACGCTTGACAATGAGTCACAACGCTGTAGAATACGCCACATCGAGACAAGCAACACGGTCTCAACGCTCTTTAACAACATGACGCTACATGGTCTGCAAGGCTCCGAAAGGACACCTACAGGCATCGCTACGAAGGCAAGCACTGAGCCTTCTCATAGCACCTTTGAGGGCCTGAACGGATGTTACGGGTAGGGTCAGCAAGGGTCTTATGGGAATCCCTTAGACAACGCTGGAGCAACACACTATGAAAGGTTCTAAATTCCTCCTTGCAGCAATCGCCGCTAAGCTGGTAGAAGCCTACAAGATGCAAATCGCTGAGTACCAGACCGTTATGCCATTGGCTCTCGGGGTCTCGGATGATGCACCTGATAATTATGAGGCACTGAAAGCGGAGGCCAAGCAAGGCAAGCTCCGTGTGTCCTCTGAGTTCTCCGACACGGCCATTTACGGGCTGTCCGGTAACGTGACCTTCCGTGTATTCCACGACTATGGTCACCTGCTGTATGACGCTGAGTTCACCACTGAGCAAGAAGAGGCGCTGGCTCGCACTCAATGGCTGGACTTGCAGCGCTGGATTGACCCAGAATGGCGCGACATCTGCAAGGTCGTGTATCTGGCTGACACTGTGGAACAAAGCCTCTTTGAGGCTCGCACAGGGCACTTCCCGGTTGACCAGAAGGCATTCGTGCTGGGTCACCTGAACGCACACCTTGAGGCGTCCTTCTAATGGCTGCGGGCAAGAAGTTCGCCACCATTGAGAACCACGAAACGAACCGTAGGGCGACCGTCCACTACTCAAGCGAGTGGGGCGAGTTCACTGTACGGTTCTTCAAGGGCACTGAGCATCAAGCCGGTGCCGACTATAAGACTGATGACCGTGTGGACGCATTGAACACGGCCACGCACTGGAGCAATGAGCATGACCGTTAAGGGTCTCTTCAGGCACTGCAAGTCCTGTCAGGCACACTTCAAGGCCACAGGCACAAACCCACAGCTTCACTTCGAGTGCAAGTGCATCTACTTGCCCTTCAATCACCAGTAAGGAGCCACACCGATGACCATCAAGAAAGCCAACCTGACCACCATCAAGCACAAGGGTCGCAAGTACGTCGTGATCCACCGTTCGGTCACCCTGTTGTTGATCAAGCGGGCCGGTAAGCCTCACCACTTCACCCTTGAAGGTGGTAAAGATGGCACCCTGAAGCGTCATAAGGACTTCTGGGCGGCTCTGAAGCACTACAGCGACCGACAGGACGCACTGGGCATTGAAGGGCACGCTGTGGTTGTCCCTGCTGAAGTCGCCGAGGTGGTCCATGCCGAAGCCGAATAAGTACAACGGTGATGGCTCGCTGAAACCGGGTCGCAACGTAGGCCCTGAGCCTCACCTGAGCGCTGTACACGCTGACTATCACACTGGTCAGTACGTCCCATTGCCTGACCTCAAAGGAGACTTTATGAAGTCTGCAAGCCGTATCCTGCTGTATGTGCTGATCATCGCCATGGTCTGCGCCCTGCTGTTCTCGCTGACTGGCTGTCAAGTCAACGTCGTGAACGTGATCCACAGTGACATCGGTCTGGACGCTTCCAGCACCGTGCAAGCTCTGGTCGAGTAGCGTTAATCGGTGGCCTTCTCTTGAGGGTCACCCGTTAAATCCACTCACTGGTAACACACCATGTCCCTTAACGGTATATTCTTCTTCGGCACCTTCGCCATCCTCACCGCAATCTACGGGTTCCCACTATGATCAGCCTGAACCACACCAGCTTCACCAGCTTGAGCGCCAACATCGTCAACGCAATGGCCTTTGTCCTGCACACTGGCGACAGCAAGCGCTTGATCAACCGTCGCGGCAACCCATGGTTGTTGGTGACTCTCGTTCGTGACCAGCACGGCTACCGCTTCGCATTCATCGACAACGATGGCCGGGAAGTGGGTCACATGATCCTGAAGGCCGCTGCGCAGCTCTGGTCTGAGGAACAATCGGGCCTGTTCTTCAGGCTGAACGCTGAGGCTTACGAGCTGGTCGAGCATCCTCTGATCACACTGGCCCGTAAGGACGCTGAGCAAGCCCACAAGGACGCCATTAAGGAAACCGGGGCGACCCACAAGGTTATCTCCTACGGTGGCGCTGTGGTGGGTTACGGTGGCTACCAGCGGGACTGGCTGGGTCGCAAGCGGCTCTATCTGACCACTGATGCGAACGGTAAGGCCCTTGAGGTCGTCGCAAAGGTGACCACTGAGGCAATGTTTATGGTTGCACGACTGGAGGTTCTATGATCCTGAGTGACCCGACACTGGCTATCTGTTCCGGCGAGAAGTACGCACCGGGCATCTGGGAGGGTCGCGAGATCCTTGACCAGATTGACCAGTACATGGACGCCTATGGTCCGATCCAACCGGGCGTTGACTATGCGGACGACAGCGAATGGGCTGAGTTCTTCCGTAACAACGTGATCATGTATGCACCGGGCGTCTATGCCATCCGCTACCTGCACCCGGACTACTGCAAGGCTCTGGTAAGCGAGCTGAGCAACGTGGACTACACGGTCAACCCTGAGGAACCTGAAGACGCTCAAATCCCTGAGGTCGTCTTAGAGGAAGCCCACTACGGCCTCTTCCAGTGCCTGCGGGGTCTCTTCGAGGGATACGCAAGGAAACTGGCGTACATCCTCATGGGCCTTGAGACCGGGCAAGCGGTGAGCATTCAGGCAGCACGGTACACACCGATGAACACGCCGCATGGCTGCTGGCACACCGACAGGGACTCTGAAGTCACACTCGTGGTGGCCCTGAGTGATCACCACAAGGGCGGTGGCACGACGGTCTATCAAGGGCCATTGGTTCCGCCTGTAACGGTCCCACAGCTTCCCACAGGCTGGGCGATGCTCTTCGCTGGACGCACTAACGAACATATGGGTCTCCCGGTAACCGAAGGGACCCGCAACCTACTCGTACACTGGTACGCACTGGAGAAATAAGCAATGACTCGCACACTTCGCAAGCCCGGTTTGACTGACCAACGTATCGCCAAGGCCAAACAACGGTCCCTGATGGTGACTCAAAGCGCCCACACCGAGGGCAAGAAGGCGGTAATGACCTTGTGCTACGGCGCTCGGCCAGTGACTGACCTTCAGCAATCGCTCGACCAACGGTTCCGCCAGCCATCGGGTCTCACCGGGGCGCAATGGTTCACGGAACATGGCGACTACACTCACCTTGCAGGGCGGGGCATCTAATGCGCACGGCAAGTCGAGATCCCATCACTTCGATCCGGTTCCATGCGGTAATCCCGAAGTTCGCTGCAAATGGCGACTACATCGGAACCGAGGTTAAAGGCGTCGAGTTCAAGCTGGGCTTGGGACCCTGTAAGGAAACCGTTGAGTACCTTGGAGCGGCTGAGCATATCGGCTGGGTCACCATCGTGCAGCGCACCGAGAAGGGCACGAAGGACTTCAAGTATCGCGTTCAAGACATCGTTGGGAGGGTCGTGGTGGAACGTGCCATTTAAAACCCTCACCCAAACAGAGAGATCCCTTTAAGGGGCCTTTAAACTCTAAGGTCCTTTAAGGTTACTCTTTGAGTAATTATCTTTAAGTAATCAATAAGTAAGAGGGTTGACACCGTGGCTGTAATCGAAAAGAAACTTCACGACTTCGACGACGTGAAAACATCGTGGGCCTTTGAGACCCTGAGCAAGCTGTATGGTGAAGACCTTGCGACTGCCCAGCTTGGTCTCGAACATGAGTCCCATATGATGGGCGAAGCGAAGTTCCATAAGGCGCTTGAGCGTCAGATTGAACGAGCTGAGTTAGCCGAAACATCGGTTGCAAAGCCACTGGTCGCCATGCTGGTGCCGCGCTTCACTGCTGAGCTTGAAGAGTGGAAGCATCACCAGATGACCAAGGTTCGCCGCAAGTCGGTGGCCCTGAAGTTCCTGAACATGATCAAGGGTGAACGGGTCGCAGCACTGACCATCAAGCTCGTGATCACTGAGCTGGCCCGACAGCGTGACTCGCTGGCATCGGTGACCACTCGCATCGGTCGTGTCATTGAGGAAGAAGCTCGGTTCGGTCGCATTCGTGACGAAGAGGCCAAGCACTTCCAGAAGCACATCAAGGACGCACTGAACAAGCGCAACGGCCACACCTACAAGAAAGCATTCATGGAAGCGGTCGAGACCAAGATGCTTGAGGCTGGCGAGCTGAACGGGGCGTGGGCTGACTGGCAGAACGAAGACTCTGGCATCATGCACCACATCGGCGCTCGCTGCCTTGAGATCCTGATCAAGTCCACTGGTCTGGTCGAGCTTCACCGGGTCAATCCGGGTAGCAAGACTGATGACCTGCAAACGGTCAAGATCACCGCGCCATGGCTTGAGCAACTGAGCCAACGTGCTTTCTCGCTCGCTGGGATCAACACGATCAACCAGCCAATGGTCGTTCCGCCACGTCCTTGGACCCGTCCGGTCGGTGGTGGTTACTGGGGCAAGGGTCGCCGCCCGACTCGCTTCATCCGTACACACACTAAGGCCGCCCTTGAGCGCTACCGTGACGTGAACATGAGCGAAGTGTACAAAGCGGTCAACCTTGCGCAGAACACCGCATGGGCGATCAATAAGCCGGTCCTTGAGGTCGCTAAGGCTCTCTTGGCGTGGCCTAATGTCCCGGTCAAGAAGTGGCCTTCAAGTGCCGTCGCGGAACTCCCGGTGAAGCCTGTAGACATCGACGAGAACCCGGATAGCCTGAAGGCTTGGAAGAAAGAGGCCGCTGCGGTTTACCGTGGTGAGGCCGCAAGGGTCTCCCGACGTTTGAGCCTTGAGCTGAACGTGGAGACGGCCAGCAAGTTCGCTGACTATGAGGCGATCTACTTCCCGCATAACCTCGACTGGCGTGGTCGAGTGTACTCGCTGACCTCCTTCAGCCCACAGGGCAACGATGTCACCAAGGGCCTCTTGCAGGCTTCCAAAGGTGAACCCATCGGTGAAGACGGTATCCAATGGCTCATGATCCACGGTGCGAATACCGCTGGTGTCGATAAGGTTCCTTTCGATGAACGCAAGCAATGGGTTCGAGACAATGAAGACTGCATCCTCGGTTGCGCAAGAGACCCACTTCAGAACACGGAATGGATGTCAATGGATTCTCCCTTCTGCTTCCTTGCCTTCTGTTTTGAGTGGGCTGGAGTCAAGCAGGATGGTGCAAACCACGTATCCGCTCTGCCCATCGCTTTTGATGGGTCTTGCTCAGGCATTCAGCACTTTTCTGCAATGCTCCGAGACGAAGTTGGCGGTCGCGCAGTCAACCTACTGCCATCCCCAACAGTGCAGGATATTTATCGACTGGTCTCCGATGGAGTTAACGATATACTTCGAGACGATGTTTCTAACGGAACAGATGATTCCTCGGAAGCTGTCGTTGACAAGAAAACTGGCGAGATTCGCGAGCGCCGGATTATCGGAACTCGAACCTTGGCTGCTATGTGGCTTGCTTACGGGGTTGATCGGTCCGTCACAAAGCGGTCGGTAATGACTCTGGCCTACGGGTCGAAAGAGTTCGGCTTCTGCGACCAAGTGCGGGACGACATCGTTCAACCGGCGATTGACGCGGGTAAGACCATGTTCACCGATGCACAGCAAGCGAGCCGCTACATGGCCCACCTCATTTGGGTCTCTGTAGGTAAAACCGTTGTGGCCGCTGTGGAAGCGATGGGCTGGCTGCAAGCGTCCGCCAAGCTGCTGTCCTCTGAGGTCAAGGACAAGAAGACCAAAGAGATCCTGAAGCCAGCCATGCCAGTGTACTGGGTGACCCCTGATGGTTTCCCGGTGTGGCAGGAATACAAGGTGGCCGATAAGGTCCGTATCGACCTGATCTTCTTGGGCGACGTTCGGTTGCAGACTTCGGTCATGCAGGGCGACAAGCCAACCAACAAGATCGACGCCCGTAAGCAAGAGTCGGGAATCTCACCGAACTTCGTGCATAGCCTCGACGGGTCCCATCTACGGATGACGGTCGTAAAGGCCCACGAAGCCTACGACGTGACGTTCTTCGCTCTGATCCATGACTCTTTCGGGACCATCCCGGCTCACGCTGGCAAGCTCTTCACGGCTGTCCGTGAGACCATGGTGGACACCTACGAGAATCACGACGTTCTGGCTGACTTCCGTGACCAGTTCATCGACCAGCTTCACGAAACCCAGATGGAAAAGATGCCGTCGCTGCCAACTAAAGGGTCCTTGCAGATCCGTGAGATCCTGAAGTCTCAGTTCGCATTCGCTTAAAACCCCTCACCAAAACAGGGTGACCACTTCCGGTTGCCCTAACCCAATTTTAGGAGATCCACCATGTCCCGTTCCAACTTCGAGCGTATCGTTTCCACCAAGCCACGCCGTTCCGAGGAAGCCCAAGAAGCCTTCGTGAGCCGTAAGGGGAAACGTAACAAGCCTGAGAAGTTCGACTACAAGCGCAACCAAGCGGACAGCTTCGAGGCTGCTTCGCTCCGTGCCCAGCGTAAAGCAGGGATGATCGACGAATGAGCAACCTGCGCATCGAACTGATCAGCGACGTTCGGAACAACGAGACCACTATCGCGATGAAGGATCAGGGTCTGGGCGTTGTTCGCCTCGACAATCTGCCTGACATCTTCAGCACCGCGTACCGTGACCCAAGGGCACTGCTGGCTGACATCAAGTACCGCATGTCCAGCGTGTATTTCTACTGCGCACCACGCAACTCCACGAAGTCGATCACGATGACGTGGGAACAAGCACTGCAAACTTCCGCATTCCTCAAGGAGATCATTTAATGGCCGTTTCCCCGGTAATCCTCAAGACCAACCCACACCGCCCGGTAGACTTCAAGGAGTCGAGCGTCCTTAAGGCCCTTGAAGAGTCCGGCAACCTGAACCTTGAGATCAAGGAAGACGGCTGTCAGTTGAACATGGTGGTGGACTGGAACGGCACGAACGCTGACGTTGAGTTCCTGAGCCGTGAAGGCAAGCGCTTCAATGGTCTGACCCAGTTGGGCATCGACCTGACTGAAGACCCACGCTGGGGCAAGCTGTTCAATCCGCACCTCGACGCTGGCCTGTTCCGTGAGAACGGTGGGTTCCTGCTGCAAGGCGAGATCCTGATCGACGGCAAGGTCTGCGCTGAAATCTCTGGTGACCTGCGCCGCATGGAGCCGGTTGACCTGCGCAAGGTTGAGATCGTCGTGTTCGACCTGATCCCGCTGGACGCTGTGCAGTCCGGTAAGGACTATGAGGTGTTCCAAGAGGTTCGCCGTATGCACGCTCATGTGCAGGTCGAAGCCCTCAAGGCTCGCTTCCCTGAGATCCGCTGGCGTCTGTGCGAGTCCGTGCAGGTCTTCAGTCTGGAACAGCTCATGTCCGTCTACGAAGAGTTCCGCAAGCGTGGCAAGGAAGGCGGTGTCGCTAAGGACCCACTGTGCTACTGGAAGCGCGGCAAGAAGACCGGGCAGTGGAAGATCAAACCTGATGACTCCTGCGATGGTGTCGTTGTGCGTCCCATGTGGGGCACTCCGGGGCTGTCCTTCGAGGGCATGGTGATCGGCTTCACGGTCCTGACTGAGCATGGCGTTGAGGTTGACGCTGGTGGCCTCACGGATGACCTGAAGATCAAGTACACCGCGCTGGTCTGCAAGAACCCTGACCACTTCAAGGACTGGGCTTGCCAGATCACCTACATGGAGCGTCTGCCGTCCGGGTCGTATCGTCACCCGAACTTCGGCCTGTTCCGTGGCATCACTGACCCGCTGATCAAAGAGTGACCATCGGGATCATCGCAATCGTTGTAAACGCCCTGTACCTTGCAGGGCTTCTTAAATTCGCTTGGAGACGCACCTAACATGAACCTGACAATCATCCTCGCTGGCACCACCATCATGCTCACAGCCGCTGTATGGCACTGCTACCGCACCAACAAGCCGTTGCGTGTCAAGGCCCGTGAAGAGGCGGAAGCCGAGGCGAAGAAGAAGGCCCGTGAGGTCGCTGAAGGCCGCGAGCGGGATCGCCGTACCAACTTCCGAAAGGAACTGTACAGTGACCTTGAGCAGATCATCGCGACCCCGAACATGCTGGTGGATCACCGCTATGGTTCCGAGTTCCGAAACACCGCGTACCGTTGGAAGCACCTCGCTGAATTCATTCTGGCCGTCAAGGGCAATCAGAATCAGGCCGAGACCATTCAGAACCTTCAAGGTCGAGTGAGTCGCCAGTCTGAAATGATCCGTGACCTTCAGCTTCAACAGCGTGAAATCCTCAAGGCCCTGCAACTGGGTCAACCCGTAGAATAACCTCAAGAGCCTCACTGACTTCGGTCGGTGGGGCTTTTTTGCGTCTGGAGAACTTGACCAATGAAAACTTTTCTGATACTCGCCTGCGCACTCCCGTTCCTTCTACTGGTGTTCGGTGCCCTGATCGCCGTGTTCACCGAAGGGCCGCGCCCGGAGTGGTGGGACGATCCCATGTGATTTAAAAACCCTCACCAAAACAGGGACGACACACCCTGACCCTCAACGCCTCAAAGGAGACATCTTCCATGGCTAAAATCATCATCTGCCTGACTTCCGTTCGCGGTCGCTCTGGCAAAGACACCCTGATCGAACAGTTACGCCTTGCTGGTCATGAGGTCACCCGTGCGGCCTTCGGTGACACCCTGAAGGAAGAGTGCGCCCGTGACTTGGCGACCTACTGGAATGAACCTGAGAAGCTGCTGGACTGGTTCCACAGCGACATGAAGGACATCCCACAGGCGACCATGCGTATCCGTGAGCTGCCTGAAGGCCGATATAAGGAATGGCTCATGTACAAAGCGCCACGTCCTGAGTCCTCCGAGAACTGGATGGAGACCAACCGCACACCGCGCTGGCACCTTCAACAGTACGGTACTCAGTTCCGTCGCGACTTCATGAAGGACCCTGATGTCTGGCTCAATGCTGGCGTGAACAAGATCGTCGAGGCCCCTGAAGGGATCATCGTGGTCACCGACATGCGCCAGCGCAACGAGTACGACACTCTGGCGTCCTTTAAGGGTCCTAACCGCGTGATCATGACGCGCCTTCACCGCATGTGGTTTGTGCCCGGTGTGGATGACGCTGAGTACCACGTTACCGACCTCGACCTCATTGGTCACAAGATGCAGGCTTGCTTGCTCAACGTCTGGGGTGACCCGGCTGGCATGGTTCGACAACTGAACGATCAAACAGGAGTATTCGCATGAAACTTTTCAAAGCTGAAGTAGGAAACGAGTGGGTCCCGATCTACGCGAAGGACCTCGACGAAGCCTTGGCGCTGGCCGAGGAAGAATATGGTGCGGCTGCTGTGGGCCGTGTGAAGCCTGAGGTGGTCCAATGAACCGCGCTCAAGGTGGTCACCGCTCCAAGCCTGACGGCTTCCTGCACATCCAGAACTTCACGGTCACCAAGGCCAGCGGTATGGCTGGTGCGATCTATGCGTACCTGCTGGATGAACACCAACAGCACGCCGTTGAGTGCCTTCTGGTAGAACGCGCCATCGCCCTTGAAGAAGCGGCGGGTCCTGAGTGGGCCGGTGCGGCTCACCACTTCAAGCACGGCCAGTGGCGTTTCCGTAAAGCGTTCCTGAAGGAGAACTTCAAGTACGTCCTGCACGATGCCACACGGGTCATGGCGACCCCGGTAATGATTCGCTTTGAACAGAAGGTAGTCGCCGAGCGCGAAGCCTTATTCAATCCGGCCAGTTAAAAACCCTCACCAAAACAGGGAGGACCTTCACGGGTTCTCTCTGCAAATCGCAAATCTCAAAAGGAGACATCCCATGGCTGCTGCAAAACGTCAAATCTTCATTTCCGCTAAAGGCAAAGCTGCCCCATACGCGGCGATCCAAAAGCCCGACTTCGGCACCACCGAGTTCCCGCAACCACGCGGTGAGTACAAGGTGAACCTGATCGTGCCCATCAAGGATGCACAGGCTGACATCAAGCGCATCACCAAGATTTACGAGGACTCCTACGCCGAGTTCTTGGCTGACCACGAAGCGAACCCGCCAAAGGTCGCTGCTGGCAAGCGTCCAGTTCCGGTCCGTCAAGGTGACCTTCCGTTCTTCGAGGACGGCAACGGCAACGTGATCTTCAAGTTCAAGTGCTACGCCTCGTGGAAGAACCCAAAGACTGACGCAATGCAGGACATCACCCTGCGTGTGGCTGACTCCAAGGGCAAGACCATGACCGTGGTCCCGAACATTTCCGGTGGCTCGACCCTGAAGCTGCGTTACTCGGTCTTCCCGTACAAGTGGAACACCGCTGTGGGCGCAAGCGTCAAGCTGCAACTCGAAGGCGTCATGCTGATCGACCTCGTTGAGTTCGGTGGTGGCGGTGACGACGAGTGGGGCGATGCCGTGGAAGAAGGTGGCTTCGTTGCTGACGAGACCCGTCAACGCGAAGAGTGGTCCGAAGGTGAACCTCAAGGCCATGCAGCCGAAGAGATCCCTGACGCCGACGACGACTTCTAAGCGTGGCTGGCTACCGTGGCGCACGAAACGCACGAGTAGGCATCTATCGGTCGTCCCTTGAGGAACGCAACGCCGCCCATGTTGAGAAACTGGGTGGTGTCGCTGAGTTCGAGGCGTACAAGATCAAGTATGTCATTCCTGAACGTGAAGCGACCTACAACCCGGACTTCGTTCTGGGCAATGGGATCATCGTGGAAACCAAAGGGATCTTCGAGGTCGCCGACCGGCAGAAGCAGTTGTTCCTCCGCGAGCAACACCCTGAGCTGGACATTCGTCTGGTCTTCAGTTCGTCGAAGAGCAAGCTTTACAGCGGCTCCAAGACCACCTATGGCATGTGGTGTGAAAAGCATGGCATCCAATACGCTGACAAGCTGATCCCAGCAAGTTGGCTCAAAGAAACCCGCAAGGAGATCCCTAAGGGCATCCTGATCAAGAAATAAGGAGGTCCGCAATGGCCCGTCAAGTTCAGTTCAACAAGCGTACCGCGACCAATCTTCTGGTCGTCCACTGTGCAGCCACCAAGGCGAGCATGGACATCGGGCGTAAAGAGATCCAAATGTGGCACGTTCAGCAAGGCTGGCTGGCCATTGGTTACCACTTCGTTATCCGCCGTGATGGCACTATCGAAGAGGGCCGACCTCACGATGCAATCGGTTCCCACGTCAAGGGTCGCAACCACGACTCGCTCGGCATCTGTCTGGCTGGTGGGATCGACGACAAGGGTAAACCACAAGACAACTTCACGGACGCCCAGAAAGCGGCCCTGCAAGGTCTCCTGTGGAAGATGACCAGCGGTCTGGAATTTGATGGTGCCTACAAGGGTCTCCCTGTAGTCGGCCATCGGGACCTTGACGCTGGCAAAGCGTGCCCTTCCTTCGACGCTAAGGCGTGGTGGAAGTCCGTCACCGAGTAAAAACCCTCACCAAAACGGGGACCTCCGGGTTCCCATTTACCCTCACGACAATAGGAGACTTCTTCCATGTCTGTAAATCGCGCCAATGTGCAAGCTGCGTTTGACCTCGTGATGACCCTGCGAGCTTCCGGTATTCAAGCTGGGATCGCTGGTGGATTCGCCCGTGACATCTACTTCGGTAAGGCCCCGAAAGACATCGACGTTGTGGTCACTGACTGCTCGTGGGAACGTCTTCAGGAGTTCATTGAGGAAACCAAGATGGTCGCCGTACCTTTCCGCATCTACAACGAAGCGAAGGGTGACCGCCTGATCGGTGGCTTCAAGTGCCTTAACGAGATCGACATCGTTCTGTACGACTGCCGAACCCTCGGCGATGCAATCGACAACTTCGACTTCAACCTGAACCAGTTCATGGTCCGCGAACTCCATCTGGGGATCGACCATGCCATCGTTCAGTTCGTTGGCGAGAAGCACTGGTCCACTCTGGAGCCTGTGCGCCCTGACTTCACCTTCGAGCGCGAATGCAAGATGCGTGAGAAATTCATCGACCTCACTCCACGCCGAGCAACTGGCGAGCTGGACGAGGCACCACTGGAGATTTGATCTATGAGCGACCACGAAGAAGAAGAGAGCATCCTGCTCGAAAAGGGACCGTGTGAGCATTGCGGTTCCTCAGATGCACGGGCTGTCTACTCGGACGGTCACTCATTCTGCTTCGCGTGCCCTACGGAAACTGCGTGGGGTGCTGGCGATGGCTATGTGGGTTCCGAAAAGAAGGCGACACACGCCGCTGACGGGACCTTCACCATGTCCGAGAAGCAGGGTCGATACTCTGCGTTGAACGCTCGTGGCCTCATGGTTGAGGTCTGCAAGCAGTACGGCTACTGGCTGGGCACCTTCGCTGGTGAGACCAAGCAGGTCGCCAACTACTACGATGGTGGTGGTAACCTCGTGGCCCAGAAGGTCCGAGATCGTCACAAAGACTTCTTCATCGCTGGCAAGATGCCAAAGGATGCTCTGTTCGGTAAGCAACTGTGGAACGGCGGGTCGAAGATCATCGTCACTGAAGGCGAGATTGACTGCCTGACCGTCGCCCAGATGCAGGCCGGTAAGTACCCTGTGGTTTCCATTCCGCGTGGTGCTGAAGATGCCAAGAAGGTTTGCGCTGCGAACTACGCCTACTTTGACCAGTTCAAAGAGATCATCCTCATGTTCGACATGGACAAGCCCGGTCGGGATGCTTCCATGGAGTGCGCTGAGGTGCTGCCTCCGGGCAAGGTACGGATCGCTGTGCTTCCCCTGAAGGACCCTAACGAGTGTCTGTTGAACGGCCAATCGAAAGCCGTGCTGGACCAAGTGTGGAACGCCCAGAAGTACGTCCCTGATGGTGTGGTCTCGGCGAAGTCCCTTAAGGGCCGCATCAAGGAAAAGAAGGTTATCGCTTCGATGCCTTTGGTTGGACCTCACGAGCTGTCCCGCATGACCAAGAACATCCGCGAAGGCGAAGTCATTCTGGTCACCTCGGGTTCCGGCTCGGGTAAGTCCACGTTCGTCCGTCAGAACACCTACAACCTCTTCCATGAGGCGAAGATCCCGGTGGGCGTTGCGATGCTTGAGGAATCCGTTGAGGAAACCGTACAGGACATCGTGGGTCTGCATATCGGGAACCGTGTTCGACAGAACCCTGATGGCACCACTGAGGATGAATTCGACGAAGCGTTCGATGAAATCTTCGAGAGCAACATGCTGCACCTTTATGATGCCTTTGCGGAATCCGCTGAAGACCGTCTGCTGGCTCGACTGGCGTACATGGTTGAAGTGGAAGGCTGCAAGGTCATTGTGCTGGACCACATTTCTATCGTCGTGTCTGCAATGGACGGCGAGAACGATGAACGGAAAATGATCGACCGACTGATGACCAAGCTGAAGACCTTCGCCAAAACGAAGAACGTCGCAGTGTTCGTTATCTGTCACCTCAAGAACCCAGACAAAGGTAAGCCTCACGAAGAGGGACGCCCTGTAACGGCAACGGACCTCCGTGGGTCTGGGGGCCTGCGACAACTGAGTGACACGATCATCGCGGTGGAACGAAACCAGCAAGGGTCTAACCCGAACCTGATCCGCTTCCGCTTGTTGAAGTGCCGCTTCACTGGTGAAACCGGTATCGCTGGCTATATGGAATACGACAAAACAACTGGTCGATTGGTAGCGAAGCCTGATGGCTGGACTCCGAAAGGCTCCGAAGATAATGATGGCGAATCCAGCGACTGGAAGGGCCACGAAGAAGAGGACTTCTAACCATGAACATTCAAGTATCCCTGAAGCAACTGCGTAACTTCGATCTGGTACAAGCTCTGCTGGCTGCTGCTGGCCGTGTCCATGCCAAGCGTCTGGCCCGTCTGAAGGCCCGTGAAGAGGCCCTGAAGGAAACCATTCGTGCCGCAACCGTGGCTCTGGTGGACACCCAGAAGGTCCGCATCGACCATCAATACGCTGACCTGCGCGTCGTCGTGAAGTGATTCAAGGGTCTTCCTTCGGGAGGACCTTTCGATCAACTCACCCTGTAGGAGATCCACTATGTCCCTGACTAACAAAGAAATCCGCGCCCACCTGCGTAAGGGTGAGCTTGCCGTTGAACTGCTGGAACGACTCGGCTACGAGTGGAAACCAAACGTGAACACCGGCCCATCCGTGTGGCAAGAACCTGAGAAGAATTCCCTTCTCTGTAAGTTGGAAGAGCTGATCAAGGCCGAGGCCGAGAAGCAAATCCCCTCACCTAAACCGGAACCAGTCCTGAAGGCTGGCGAGCGTTTCGTTATCGACATGCTTCCACCGGGCCACAAGCTGCGCCACGAACTGCAAGGTCAACACACGCGAGTCTTCACGGCCCGTGCAGTTGAACCGGGTAACGGGCCTTACAAAGGTCTGGTCGTGCGCTTCGGGACCAGCCTGCTGAACACCGGCTACTGGTTGCCACTCACCCACATCACGAGGATTCCAACTCATGCTGATTTCTGACATCGAGGCTAACGGCCTCTTAGACCATCCTGAGCTGCGCTTCCATTGTGGAGTCACTGAGGACGCCTTCACGGGCGAAGTCATTGAGTACCGTCCAGACGACGTGCTGGCGTACATCAAGGCCCTTGAGGCCGAGGCCGCTAAGCCCGATGGTCTGATCGTGTTCCACAACGGGATCAAGTACGACATCCCTGCGTTGGCTCGCATGAAGAAAGAGCTGACCGGTAAGAACCTGAACATCCCACGCAAGAAGGTCCTTGACACTCTGGTCATTAGCCGGTTGATCCATGCGAACCTTAAAGAGACCGATGCGGGCTTGCTCCGTCGCGGTATCCTTCCGGGTAAGCGTTACGGTTCCCATGCGTTGGAAGCTTGGGGCTATCGCCTCGGTGAAATGAAGGGTGAATACAAGGACGACTTCAAGGCCCAGTGCCGTGAGGACGGAACCGAGTACGTCGATGGCATGGAGTGGGCACACTTCAACGAGCCGATGATGGCTTACTGTGTGCAGGACGTGAAGGTCACCACGAAGCTGGTGCGTCACCTGATGCAGGACCAGTATTACTTCCGCGACGGTGTGGGCATTCGTGCCTTGCGCCTTGAGCATGATGCTGCGTGGACTCTGGCCCAGATGGAACGTAACGGCTTCCCTTTCAACAAGGAGGGTGCTGAACGCCTGTACATGGAGCTGGCCGCTGAGCGCTCTGACCTGCTGATCAAGCTGGTGAAGACGTTCGGGTCATGGTACGAACCGAAAGGTGGCACCGAGCCATTCCTGCATCCGAAGACCGGAAAGGTCCTCACGAAGTATCCGATGGTCAAGACCGCCAAGGCTGGCTCACCGGACTACAATGCTGACGGTAAGACCAAGGCGAAAACCCTGTATGTCAAGGGTGCCATGTACACACCGATCACTCACGTCACCTTCCAGCCGACCTCACGTCCGAACATCATCAAGGTCCTCAAGGACGCTGGATGGGAACCGACTGAGTTCACTGACAAGGGCGCACCTATCGTGGACGACGAGACCCTTGAAGGGGTTGAGGTTGACGATGCGAACAAGATGGACTGCATCAAGCTGATCCAACGCTACCTGATGATCCAGAAACGGATCGGCCAGTTGGCTGAAGGAGACAAGGCGTGGCTTCGTTACTGTGAGACCCTTGACGGTTTCATCCATGGGAACATCAATCCTAATGGGGCCGTAACGGGCCGTGCGACCCACAGCTATCCGAACATGGGTCAAGTGCCAAGTGCCAAGGCTCCGTTCGGTCCTGAGTGCCGTAGCCTGTTTGGTGCGATCTACGCTGCCCACCTACCGGGCTGGTCGAAGGTCGTCCAAGTTGGTGTCGATGCCTCGGGCCTTGAGCTGCGTTGCTTGGGTCACTTCGGTGCCAAGTACGACGAAGGTGCGTATGTCGATCAGGTCCTGAACGGCGACGTTCACTGGGCCAACGCGGTCGCTGCTGGTATCGCGAAGGAAGCTGTTCGTGACAAACACAACGACATGCACAGCCGGTGGCGTGACAATGCCAAGACGTTCATCTATGCGTTCCTGTACGGTGCTGGCGATGCCAAGATCGGACAGATCGTGGGTGGCGGTGCGGCTGCTGGTAAGGCGTTGAAGAAGTCCTTCTTGGAGAACACGCCTGTCATTAAGGAACTCCGTGAGGGCCTTGAAGGCGCTCTGATCGAGTCCCAAGTCTACAACCGGGTGACCAAGAAGTTCGACATCAAGTGGAAGCGTCGATACATTCAGGGCCTTGACGGTCGTAAGATCCACGTTCGGTCGGCTCACAGTGCCCTTAACGCGCTCCTACAGAGTGCTGGTGCGGTGATTTGCAAGGACTGGGTAGTGGAAGTCGAGCGCATCCTGATGGAAGACCACGGCCTGAAACACGGCTGGACCATCTACAACGATGACGGCACGGAAGAACCGGGTGACTTCGCCTTCATGGCGTGGGTACACGATGAACTACAGATCGCAGCACGGACCCCGGAGATCGGGGAACTTGTGATCAAGGTTGCACAAGAAGCAATTCGCGGTGTCGGTGAGTCTTACAACTTCCGATGCCAATTAGACACCGAGGGCCAGATGGGTCCGACTTGGAAGGAGTGCCACTAATGGCTAAGACTTTGAAATGCAACGTAAACTTTGGCCTGACCGTCGTGGTCAACAGCGAGTCCGAGAAGGCCCTTGAGGCCGCTCGTGACTTGGCCCGTGTGGCACTGAAGCACAACCCTGACGAAGCGAAGGGTGAGCAGAAGTTCCTGTTGGAAGCGTTCGCCTCTGAGCGGACCACTGAGCAACTGCTGGAACTGATCGTCCGTAAAGGCGTCCGTGAGCTGGTCCGTGAGGAACTGGAGCGCGAGCTGAACAACGACGAAACGTCCACCACTGTGGGCAACATCAAGGTCACCTTCGAGGCTCGTGAAGAGTCCGTACCGGCTGACCCTGACGCCTACCTTCAGCGGGAGGTGTGAGCATGGGGCCGTACCTGAAAGTCCTTTACGACATCAAACGGGAGGCCCGCACGTTCCAGTCCGACTTCTATCGGAAGCACGCTGCGCTGGTCTCTGAGGCCGCTTCACGGGGTCACATATCCTGCATCCGAACTGACGGTCGCAACATGGGTGTGTGGTCTCTCACAACGAAAGGGCAGGTCTTCCTGTCCGACCACGGAGGTGCTGTATGAAACCTGTGCGTATTGGTCTGGCTCTGGACATGGACTACCTGATCTTCTCGGCGATGTCCGCATCGGAAACCGAGCAAGACTGGGGTGACGACATCTGGACTCTGGAGTGTGACCACGCCAAGGCCCGGTCGATCATGTTCGGGACCATCAAGACCATCAAGAAGGACATCGTTAAGGCGCTCATAAAGCGCTGGCCTAAGCGGTTCCCTGACGAGAACTCCTTTGAACTGGTAGACATCTGCGTCATATCCGGCAAGGGCAACTGGCGGCTGGACGTACTGGATACCTACAAGGGCAACCGTGTGTCCAAGCGCAAGCCGGTCGGCTATCCAGCCTACTGCGAAGCCATGATGGAGCATTACGAGAATGCAATCCGGGTCGATGGCCGTGAAGGCGATGACACCTTGGGCATCCTGATGACCAATCCGGGCCTCGTGAATTGCGACCGAGTGATCGGCGTGAGCTGCGACAAGGACTTCAACACGATCCCCGGTCTGTTCTTCTGGCTGACTCCGATGGAGCTGGTCGTGAACACCGAAGAGGACGCCGACAAGTGGCACATGCGTCAAACCCTGATGGGTGACACGACTGATGGCTACGGTGGCGTACCGGGCGTTGGAGAAGCCTTCGAGGGTTCCTTGATGGACTGGCTGGACAACCCTAAGTTCTACGAGCGGACCATCAAGGTCATGTCCCGTGGACCCCGTAAGGGCCAAGAGGTTGTCGAGTGGGTCGGTCGTGAACGTGCTGAAGATGAAACCTTGTGGGACTGTATGGTCTCGCTGGCTGCATCGAAAGGTATGAGCGAAGAGGACCTGTTGGTTCAAGCTCGTGTGGCTCGCATTTTGCGCCATGGTGAGTGGATCGACGAGACCGCTGAACCTGTACTCTGGACACCTAAAGGCTGACCACTGTAAGGCTTTCCATGAAGGTGGGGATTAATAACCCTCACCCAAACAGGGAGAGCCTTATGGGGTGAAACCTTATTACTTAAAGATCACTCTAAGGGAGGCTCTATGCTTAAAGAGATCCAGCACTATCTGGACAACCCTGACGACATCCCTGACATCCCTGATCTATCCGCTTCGTTCCTGAAGGTCCGACTCAATCCGGCCTACCTGATGCGAACTGGGATCACTGACCAATTCACTAAACTGGGTTGGTCTGAAGGGAAGATCATGGGGTTCCTTGAAGGGGCCGCTGCTGCGGTTGAACTCGTTGAACTCATGCAGGAGGCCCGATTGAATCCACAACAGGAGGACTTCGGAAATGTGCTTCAGTAAGAAAATGAAAGTCCCTAAACCTGACACGTCCCAGAAGGCTCCCGAGCCGGTCCTCTTAGAGGCCCCGAAGGGAATCGAGTACGGTGACGGTGCGGCTGATGATTCATCCAGTGATGCAGGCAAAGACGAGAAAGGACTCAGTTCTCTCAAGGTCGCCAAGCCATCCAAGGACATCGGCGATGGCACCCAGTCGGGTACGGTTGCAAAAGACACGGGCATCACGCCCACCAAAAAGAAACCCGCTGCGTCTGGTATCAAGCGCGCAATGAAACGATAGGAGGTCCCCATGGGCTTTGGTAAGAAACTCAAGAAGGCATTCAAGAAGGTCACCAAGGTGGTCTCCAAGGTTGGCGGTGGCGTACTGGACCCAATCGGGAGCGCACTGGGCGGTGGCAACGAGAAGGAGCCTGAGAAGGTCGTCGAAGCGGCCCCTCAAGTAGTAGCTCCACCACCACCGACTCCGGTTCAGGTAACCACTGAGGTCGCCAAGAAGGACTCTGAAGGTGACGACGAGGGTGACACCGAAGCGGCCAAGAAGGCTGCACGCCGTGGTGGCAAGAAGAACCTGAGCGTTGCTCGTTCGAGCGGTACTGGCATCAACATTTGACGGAGGTGACCCATGGCTGAGACCCGTACAGGGCTGGCCGAGGAAGGTGCGAAGGCGGTCTATGATCGTCTCAAATCTGATCGGGCACCCTACGAGACCCGTGCAGAAAACTGCGCCAAGGTCACGATCCCGTCGTTGTTCCCAAAGGAATCCGACAACAGCTCTACGAACTACACCACGCCCTATCAGGCAGTCGGTGCCCGTGGAGTCAACAACCTCGCCGCTAAGGTTCACATGGCGTTGTTCCCGCTCGAACCATGGATGAAGCTGAAGGTCTCCGAATGGCAGGCCAAGCAACTCGTTACGAACCCTGAAGAACTCGCAATGGTCGAGCAGGGCCTCGGTATGGTCGAGCGAATCCTCATGAGCTACATGGAAGCCAACAGCTACCGCACGACCCTTCACGAGCTGATCCGTCAGTTGGTGATCGCTGGTGCTGGCTGCCTGTACCTTCCGCCACCTGAGAGTTCGTCTCAAGGGTCGCCCATGAAGCTCTACACGCTGCACAATCACGTCGTCCAACGCGATGCCTTCGGTAACGTCTTGCAAATCTGCACGCTCGACAGAGTGGCCTTTGCGGCCCTTCCTGAAGACGTTCGGACCAAACTTGATGGGGAGCATAAGCCCGATGAAGAGATCGAAGTCTACACCCACGTATACCTTGACGATGAATCAGGGGACTACCTCTCGTACCAAGAGATCGACGGTGAAGAAGTCGAAGGCACCGATGGTCAGTATCCCCGAGATTCTATGCCTTGGGTTGCTGTGCGCTGGACCAAGCGTGATGGGGAACATTACGGTCGAAGCCATGTGGAAGAGTATCAAGGGGATCTTGATTCCTTAGAGAACCTTCACGAGGCCATGATCAAGTTCTCCATGATCGCCTCCAAGGTGGTCGGCCTTGTGAACCCTAATGGGATCACGCAGGTTCGCCGCTTGACCAAGGCCCAGACTGGTGCATTCGTTCCGGGTCGTAAAGCTGACATCGAGTTCTTGCAGCTCGAAAAGACTGCTGACTTCTCGGTAGCCAAGTCGGTGGCCGATGCGATTGAACAGCGCCTCTCGTATGTCTTCATGCTCAACAGTGCGGTTCAACGCAATGGTGAACGTGTGACTGCCGAAGAGATCCGTTACGTCGCTCGTGAACTGGAGGATACCTTAGGGGGCGTCTATTCGATCCTCTCTCAGGAACTTCAGTTGCCGATCATCCGCATCCTGTTGAACCAACTTCAAGCGACCCAACAGATCCCTGACATGCCGAAGGAAGCCGTAGAGCCAACTGTAAGCACTGGCGTGGAAGCTCTGGGCCGTGGACAGGACCTCGACAAGATGACCCAGTTCCTGCAAGCGCTCCAACTGGTTGCACCTCTTGAGGGCGATCAGGACCTTAACGTGACCACGATCAAGCTTCGCCTTGCGAACGCTATGGGTCTGGATACTTCGGGTCTCCTGTTGACTCAGGAAGAGAAGGCGCAGAAGCAAGCGGAAATGATGGCACAGACTGGTGGCGAGAACCTTGCTGGTGCTGCTGGTGCAGGCGCAGGTCAGATGATGACCCAAGACCCTGACACTATGCAGGACGCAATGGCGACCGCTGGCATGGATGTTCCTCAGGTTTAAAACCCTCACCAAAACAGGGAGATAGCTTCGGCGTCTCCCATCACTTTCAATACAGGAGATTCCAATGTCCGATAACCCATATGCTCAGTTCGGTGTCCACAACGCGGTCCTGACCGGCGATACCATCGAAGATCACCAACAGAACATGCTGGAGCTGGACGTTGCTGCTCGTGACGGCGACGACGCTATTACCTTGCATGAAGATGCTGGCGTCCAAGTGACTGACCTCGTTGATGACGAGCTGAACACTGATGACCGCATCGAAATCAACGTGCCGACTGACGGCGAGTTCAACGAACAGGCTGACCAGAACGAAGGCGACGAAGTTGCTGACGAAGGTGAAGCTGAAGCGTTCGAGCCACTGGGTGACATCCCAGACGAACTGACCCAAGCTTCCAACCAGATCAGCGAATACGCTACTGGCTTCGAGCAGATGAAGGCTCAGGCCGTTGAGCGTGGTCTCCCGGCTGACATGGCCGCTCGTGTCGAAGCTGAATACGAAGCTGATGGCGTCCTCTCTGAGGAATCCCTTGTGGCCCTTGAGGCTGCTGGCTTCGGTCGTGGCTTCGTCAATGCGTACATTCAGGGTCAAGAAGCGATGGCCGAGGCGTATGTCTCGAAGGTCATGGACTTTGCGGGCGGTAAGGAAGCGTTCAATCGCGTTCTGAGCCACATGCAGGCCAACTCACCGGATGCCCTTGAGGCCCTTGAGGAAGCCATTCAGCGTCAGGACATCAAGTCCGTTAAGACCACGATCAACCTCGCAATGGCGTCCCAAGCCAAGAAGTTCGGGAAGGCTCCAAGCCGTAACGTCAACGCTCGCGCTCCTGCAAGTGCCCCTCAACGATCCGCTCCGGCAGTCGAAGGGTTCGCTAACACGGACGCAATGGTTGCTGCGATGTCTGATCGTCGCTACCAGACTGACGCGAAGTATCGCGCTTCGGTTCAAGCAAAGGTCGCTGCCAGTAACTGGTAAGTACCTGATTTAAAAACCCTCACCCAAACAGGGAGGAACCATCATGGTCCTCTCTGAACCCTATTTGATTTACATAAGGAGTCCCACAAATGGCGAATATGACTGGCGGTCAACAAATTGGTAAGGACCAAGGTAAAGGCGTTTCGAGCGCTGATAAACTGGCCCTGTTCCTCAAGGTCTTCGGTGGCGAAGTTCTGACTGCGTTCAAGCGCCGTTCGGTCACCATGGACAAACACATGGTCCGCACCATTCAATCCGGTAAGTCCGCACAGTTCCCTGTGATGGGCCGTACTGCTGGTTTCTATCTGGCTCCGGGCGAGAACATCGACGACAAGCAGGGTGACATCACGCACACCGAGAAGGTAATCACCATCGACGGTCTGTTGGTATCCGCTGTGATGATCTTCGACATCGAAGACACCATGAACCACTACGACGTGTCGAGCGAATACTCGGCTCAGTTGGGTGAAGCTCTGGCTATCTCCGCTGACGGCGCTGTGCTGGCTGAAATGGCCAACCTGTGCAACCTGCCTGATGGCAAGGAAGAGAACATTGCTGGTCTGGGTAAAGCCTCCGTTCTGCCAATCGGCAAGGAAGCTGACCTGCTGGACCCTGAAGCTCGCGGTAAAGCGATCCTCAAAGGTCTGACTCTGGCCCGTGCCAAGCTGACCAAGAACTACGTTCCGTCCTCGGACCGTTTCTTCTACACCTCGCCAGAAGACTACAGCGCTATCCTCGCTGCTCTGATGCCGAACGCTGCAAACTACGCTGCGCTGATCGACCCGGAAACCGGCAACATCCGCAACGTCATGGGCTTCACCGTGATCGAAGTTCCACACCTGACTGTAGGTGGCTCGGGCAACGATCTTGAAGGTACTGCCCGTAAGCACGCCTTCCCAAGCTCTGCCTCCGGTGACATCAAAGTCGCTGCTGACAACGTGGTCGGCCTGTTCAACCACCGTTCGGCAGTTGGTACTGTCAAGCTGAAGGACATGGCTCTGGAGCGTTCGCGCCGTGCCAACTTCCAAGGTGACCAAATCATCGGCAAATACGCGATGGGTCACGGCGGTCTGCGTCCTGAAGCTGCTGGCGCCTTGGTTATCGAAAAGGCGTAAGCGTACCGGACCCGACTGGGGGTAACGCTGAGTCAGAAGACAATGGCACTAAACGTGGGTGACTCTAAGTCGCTCACGGCCACTGTCCAACCAGTAGGAACACCACAGGCGGTTGTCTGGTCGTCGAGCGACACGCAGGTAGCAACGGTTAGTTCCGTGGGCCTCGTTAAGTCAATCGGTGCGGGCACTTGCGACATCACAGCGAAGGCCAGCAATGGCGTCTCTGCGGCGTGTAAGGTCACCGTCAAGATCCCTGTAGTTCCACCTGTGCGTGAGACTTGGGATTCCACCAACATGGTTGCACTGTGGGAAGGCGATAGCCTGACTGCAAACGAAGATGGCCGCTCCTTTGCGGGTAACCTTCAGATCGCCTCCGGGTCGGTCATGAAGTTCTCCGCTAAGTCTGGTCTTGCCGGTTCTGAAGGGACTGGTGGTCACAAGCTTGCGGATGTCCTCTCAGAGGTTCCTCAAGTCCTTGCGGACAACCCTAAGTTGACCGACATCTTCATCCACTGCGGCACCAATGACTACTCGACTTCGACTGCCGCTCAGGCTATCGAAAAGGCCGAGAAGATCATCAAGGCGTACAACGCTGCGAACGTCAAGGTTCACTGGCTACAGATCCTCCCAAGGGTCGTGCTGAGTTCCGGCGCTCCTGCTAAGTACCGTGAAGACTTCAATGCGGGCCTTCAAGGTCTCGTTGCGGGGAACAACCTTCACATCCTGAATGCTGACGCTGTGTACGATCCGACCGATACCACGCTGTGCGAAGACGGGACCCATGCGACCTCTAAGGGCGCTCGAATCCTGATGAAGCACATCGCGGACACTTACTTCAAGTACACCACGGGACCCTTCACAGCTCTGCTGCCTCAGCAACGGATGGTAAACCCAACACTTGCAGGAACCGAAGGCGTAGTTAAAGAACCTGCCACTGGTACTCTCTGCAAGAACTACGTTGTGACCAACGACTCAGGCGCTGACGTTGTAGTCTACATGGTCCCTGATGATTCTGTGTTCAAGGTCCGTATCGACATCACTGGTGAAGCAACCAGTCAAGGTCTCGTTCAACTCTTCCAGAACAACAAAAACCTCAAGGCCCTCGCTGGTCAGGCGGTTGAAGGTGGAGCCACACTGAGCATTACCTCGGTGGATGGCAATGACCCTGTTGGACTGCAAGCATGGGCGCTGGCTGACATCAAAACTGGTGGCGGTACTCTGTTCAAAGAGACCACTTTGCCAGCCCACGGCGCAATGCCGGGTTACGTTGGTCCTGCACGGATCATCCCGAAGATCCTCGACACGGACGCCACTGCGGCCAAGATCGGGGTATCGCTGGTGTTCGCTACCGGTCCGGTTAACTGCCGTCTGGAATACAGCGCACCACGCTTCGGTATCTACGAGCTGGACGTGTAACCTCAAACCCCTCGGGTCCCTCTTGGGGCTTGAGGGGTTTTTTTCAACTTTCCTATAGGAGGTCCCATGCGTTCTTATGAAGCAACCTTGGAGTCACCCGAAGAGTTGGCCGCTGTGAATGACATTCTGGCCGCTATCGGTGAATCCCCCGTGAACTCCCTTGAGGGTGACAGCAACGCTGACGTGGCGAACGCCCGACGCATCCTCAACAACGTGAACCGTGAAGTCCAATCGAAAGGCTGGACCTACAACATCAACGAAGGCGAAGTGCTTCTGCCCGACTCCTTCAGTGGGTTCATTCCCTACATGTCCGACTACCTGCGCCTTACGGCCTCTGGTGGGACCCCTTACGTCCGCCGTGGGGAACACGTCTACGACCGGACCAATAAGACCGATGTCTTTACGAGTCCCATTACGGTTGACCTGATCCGCCTGAAGGACTACTCGGAAATGCCTGAGTGCTTCCGGGCGTGGATCGTCGCCAAGGCGTCTCGACGGTTCAACATGTTCTTCTTCGGTGCTGGCGAGATTGAGGGTCACTTGCAGGCACAAGAGGATGAACACTACCGCGCTTGCATGGAATACGAACTGGACTTCGGTGAGTTCAACATGCTGGACGGTGACGCATTCGTTCAAGGTAAAATCAACCGCTAAAGGAGGTGTCTATGGGTCTGGTTAGTCAGTCCGTAAAGAACCTGAAGGGTGGCATTAGCCAACAGCCGGACATCCTCCGGTTCCCCAATCAGGGTGCGCAGCAAATCAACGGCTGGTCGAGCGAGACCCAAGGTCTTCAGAAGCGACCGCCAACCAAGTTCATTAAGCGTCTCGGGGCACCGGGTTCGTGGGGCGCTAAGCCTCTCGTCCACTTGGTCAACCGTGATGCGACCGAACAGTATTACATGGTGTTCACTGGTGGTGGCGTTGCCATTGTTGACCTTAAGGGGAACTCCTATCAGGTTCGTGGTTATGATGGCTATGCCAACTGCCCGGACCCTCGGGGTGACCTTCGACTGATCACCGTGGCCGACTACACGTTCGTTGTGAACCGCCGCACTACTGTCCAGATGGGTGGTGAGGTGACGCACGCCGGTTACCGTAAGCTTGGGACCCGTGCCCTTGTTGCGTGCCGTGGAGGCCAGTATGGTCGGACGTTGACCGTTGAGGTTCTTATCGACGTGACGTGGGTAACGCTGGCAACAGTGGTTCTCCCGAACGGTGTAGGTAAGGACCAAGCTGAGGCTGCATCAATGGTCGAGAAGGTCGATGCTCAATACATCATCCGCGACATGGTTTCCCAAGTGAACTCTAAGGGTGCGCCGTGGAGAATCACAGCCGCTGAAGGTCCGGGCCACATGCTGATTCACCGTGATGACGGTGGTGAGTTCCAAGGCATCCGCACCAAGGATGGCTACGCTGACCAGTTGATCAACGGCTTCATCTATCAGGTCCAGTCGTTTAACAAGCTGCCCTCTCAGGCCCCTGAAGGTTACCTCGTGGAAATCACTGGGGAAGCCACACGCTCAGGCGACAACTACTGGGTCCGTTATGATGGACTTGGACGTGTCTGGAAGGAGACCGTTAAGCCGGGGATCATCGCTGGCCTGAACCGTAACACCATGCCTCGTGGTCTGGTCCGTGCGGCAGACGGTCAGTTTGACTGGAAGATCCTCGACTGGAACAACCGTGCGAGCGGTGACGACGAGACCAATCCTCTGCCGTCCTTTGTGGGCGGGACGATCAACGACGTGTTCTTCTTCCGTAACCGTTTAGGGTTCCTCTCAGGCGAGAACGTGATCATGAGCAGGTCGTCGCGTTACTTCAACTTCTTCCCACCAAGCGTGGCGAGCCTGTCTGATGATGATCCTCTGGACATCGCGGTATCTCACAACCGTATTTCGATCCTGAAGTACGCCGTGCCGTTCTCCGAACAGTTGCTGCTGTGGTCTGACCAAGCTCAGTTCGTATTGTCCTCTCAGGGCATCCTGTCTCCCAAGACGGTAGAGCTGAACCTGACCACTGAGTTCGACGTACAGGACACCGCCCGACCTTTCGGGATTGGACGTGGTGTGTACTTCTCGGCCCCTCGTGCGGCCTATACGAGCCTCAAGCGTTACTACGCAGTGCAGGACGTATCGGACGTTAAGAACGCTGAGGATGTCTCTGCGCACGTTCCAAGCTACATCGAGAACCGGGTGTTCAACATCCACGGCTCGGGTACGGAGAACTATGTGACTCTGCTTTCTGATGGCGCTCCGGGTCTGGTCTACATCTACAAGTTCCTCTACATGGCTGAAGACATCGCACAGCAATCATGGAGTCACTGGGAGTTCGGCTCTCAGGTCAACATGCTGGGCTGCGCCTCGATTGGCTCCTACATGTACCTCCTGATGGATCGCCCTGAAGGGATCGTTCTGGAGCGCATGGAGTTCACGGCCTTCACCAAGGACTTCCCTGTGGAGCCTTACAGGACCTACATCGACGGGAAGGTGACCACGGTGTGCAGTGAGTTCAATGAAGACTTGTTCCTCTCGTACATCAACCTGTCCAGCCTGTATGGTGGCGCACCGGGCGCACAAGAATCCTTCTGGACCATCGACACGGATGGCGTAGGACAACAGCATTCACCTCCTTCGGGTGGCTGGGCGGCTGACCCTCGGATCGTCCTTCAAGGCGACCAACGGGGCAAGACGTATATCGTTGGCAGGTCCTACACGTTCCTCTATGAGTTCTCGAAGTTCCTGATCAAGCAATCTGCTGACGATGGGTCTACGGCAACTGAGGACATCGGTCGGTTGCAGCTCCGTCGAGCTTGGTTGAACTATGAGCAATCTGGTTCGTTCGAGATCAACGTGAACAACAACAATGGCCGCAACACGGACAACGACTTCGTGTACGTCATGGCTGGTGGCCGACTCGGCGCTGAGGTTCGCCTTGGTGAACTGAATCTCGGGACTGGTCAATTCAAGTTCCCGGTAACGGGTAACGCCCAGAACCAACGAGTTACCATCGTGAGCGAAACACCGAACCCACTCAACGTGATCGGCTGTGGCTATGAGGGTAACTACATCCGTCGATCCAGTGGCATTTAAAACCACTCACCACAACAGGGAGGACCCTTTATGATCCTGACAGCAACCACACCGGACATGCTTGAGGAAACTGTGCGGTACATATCGCCCAACGACCTCGAAGAGTTCAACAAGATGCAAGCTGGTCGGGACCTTAAGGCCACCTTGCTGAAGTCGCTCGGTCCCACCAGTATGTCCATCATCCACAACGGTCGAGTCCTTGCCTCGGGTGGCTCTAACGAGTGCCTGTGGTTCGTGACGACCCGTTGGGTGGACACACTGACCCCTAAGGAGCGCGTGCAGATGCTGCGCCTTCTGAAGGGACACCTTGAGGTCTGCCGTGCAACCATGCCAGCGGACCAACTGAGTAACTTCGTGTACGAACACAATCAACCACACCGGCGACTGCTGGACGCCTTGGGTGCCCGTTATGGGTTCTATCAGGAGTACAGCCCAGCCGGGTTTCCATTCCGTCAATTCTGGTTATAGGAGGTCACCGCATGTGTGAACCGGTATCCATTATGATGGCCGTAGGTGCCGCTGCTGGTTTGGCGAGCGGTGCCATGGGCGCGAAGCAACAGGCGAAAGCCGAAGGCGCGCAAGAGGATGCACGGCGTTCCAATGGTCATGAGCAGATCCTTGCCATGCACCGTGCGAATGCTGCTGCTGACCTCGAAGCCCATGACAAGAACGACGAAGCACGAGCGCAACTGACCGAGACCAACCTGACCGCCCTGCGTAACCGTGGGACTGTCCGGGCCGCTATCTCTGAGTCTGGTATGGAAGGCAACACCATGGATCGCGTAATGCGGGACACGGAGAACCAAGCCAGTAAAGAGAAGATGGCAATCCTCGACAATTACGACCGAGACTACGCCACGATCTTCCAGAACAAAGTGTCCAACGTGGAGAACACGAAGGCCGCATTGCGCGGAAGCAAGTCTGCTATCGGCACATCGAAAATCGCACAGGCTCTCAACGTCGCCAGCTCGGGTCTCCAAGGAGCATCTGCTGGTGCGTCTATGGGGTCTCAATATAAATCCGCAACTGCCAAATAGGAGGACCTATGGCCGGACCATTAGCACAATCACTGGGTAGCCTTGAGGGCTATCGAGGGACCCAACTCGCCGAGAAGGGTTCCGTCAAGTCCGTTCAAGCCGCTGTCCATGAGGCCCGTAAGGGGAACAATGGGCTGGCCGATTCGATGCGTGGCTTCGTACAGTCGGGCGCTGAAGCCTACAATAAGTACGACGCTATGCAGCAACAGAAGGCCGAAGAGAGATCCAACGAGATCATCCGAAAGCTGACCCCTGAGCAACGCCGTGAGGCCATCCAGAATGGCACCCTGCTGTACAAGGACGATGCCCGTGCGATGACCTTGCTGCGCCAGAAGACTGGGCGTAACGCTGCCTATGAGGTTGACTCCGAGATCCAGCAAAAGATCCAGCGTGGCGAGTTCCGTGACCGTCAGTCGATGACAGAGTACCGCCAACAGCGCCTTGCTGACCGTGCGGTGAACTACGCGAAGGACGCCGGGATTGACCCTGAGGATGCGGACTACAAGCGCGGCTTTGATGCTGACATTGTGAACCGCAACGCTGGTCTGTTCGACCTGCACTCTCAGTTCCTCTCGAAGAACATGCAGGCCCAAGCGTCCATTGAGGCCCGTAATGACCTGACCCCACTGATGGCCGATCCCACCTTCTTGGCTTCCAAGGACGGTGCGTATATCGTGTCGAACTACATCAACAAAGGCTTGGAGACCGGTGAGATCCCTTCGGATAACGAGGCGATCACAACCCTGACCATGCTGGCGTCCGATGCAGTGACCAAGGATGGTGGTGCTGACTGGCTGCGCAACGCGAAGGACCATAAGGTCAACGTGCTGGGTGGCGCTCAGACCATCGAGAACATCCTCGGCCCTGAGGTCTATCAGAACCTGATCACCAAGGCTGACACCGCGACCTATGAGCGCAACGCTAAGCGGACCGAAGGGTTCATGCTGGGCATTGCAAACGCTCAGGCTCAAAGTGACCCAGCGGCTGGCTGGAAGCTCCTGAACGACATCGAGAAGCAGAACGACTGGGTTCAGCGTGGCGAGCAAATGACACCTCAACGTCAGATGCTGATCAACGCGAAGGCCCAGATGATCGAAGCCGTGAAGCGTCAAAGCCAGACCGGTATGGTTGAACTGGAGAAACGCGCGCAGTCGGACAACCGTCAGCTCGCTATCGACGAAGCCTATCAGGCCCGCATGGATGGCCGTACCCTTTCGGTGGACCCTAAGTTCCTTCCGGTTGACGAGAACACTGGCGAGTACAAGGACTCCGATATGGCGACCTATGCAGCCAACAAGCTCAACCAGATCGACGCCATGGGAATCCCACAGGAACAGAAGGACGCCAAGAAGTTGGCCCTCCTGCGTGCGGACTACGCCAAGGGTCCATTCCAAGCTGCCTTCCAGACGCTCACACAGGACGCTGCCCGTGAATGGCAAGCTGCCCTTATCAGTGGCGAAGCGAAGGACATGCCACGCCTCACTGAGCTTCAACGGGTCTACCAACAGGACCCCGGTACGATGGCGCAACTGTTCCCTGAGCAAGCTGGCCTCATGGAGTCCCTGAAGTTCATGGGGACCAACGGGCTGGAACCACAGATCCTTGTGGACGCTCAACGGAACAAGCCGAAGACCGAAGAGGAACGACGCTACCGGGAAGACCAATGGTCGGCTATCAAGAACGACTCGGCGACTGCTGACGTTCTGAAGTACATCCCGGCTGACATGGAGACCATGGCTCGTTCCGTGTTCGATGCCCACAGCACCATGACGGGCGACAGTTCGGCTGCCTCTAAGGCGGTCACTGAGTTCCTTCAGGAGAACATGGTGTCGTTCACCGAGAAGCAGGGAACCTACGGGATGCGCTCAACGTCGTTCCACGGGATGCTCTCGAAGAAGGACCTGATGACCAACCCAAACCGGGCTGAGTCATGGGAACAGGGCAAGCAGATCATCGACGACTTCATGGGGCAGTTGCAGAAGGATTCCGTATGGGGTGCCTCTGGGATGTCCGTGGTGTCGAAGAATGGTTCGATCATCATTCAGAACATGACTGGTGCCCGCATGACGATGACCCGTGAGCAGTTCCAGAACATGGCGGCTGACTACGAGGCTCGTGCAACACACGCTAAGCAGGCCGAGGCCGAAGCTGACGTGAAGCGCACACAGAAGCAATACGACCGCTACATGCGTGGGGGTCAATAATCAATCAATCAGGAGTGACCTATGAACTTTGAAGAAGAGTACGCACAAGCTAAAGCCAAAGGCTCGCCCTATGACGTGAGCATCCAACGGGCCGCTGAGGCCCACGGAGTTTCCTATGACTTCCTGCACAAGCAGTTGTTCATGGAGTCCCGCTTCAACCCGAATGCCAAGTCGAAGACCGGCCCTCGTGGTCTCGGTCAGTTCACTACGGCAACCGGTAAGGCTTACGGGCTGGAAACCGACGAGGACTTTTTCGATCCTGAGAAGTCCATCGACGCGGCTGCACGTCACCTGAAGGACAACCTTACGGCGTCCAATGGCGACTACCTTGAAGCTGCCCTTCTGTACAACCAAGGAGGTGGCCGTCTCGGTCGCCCTCAGATCGCTGCACTGAAGGAAGGCAAGCTGGACCAGATCAGTGAAGAAGGCCGCAAGTACATGACCAACCTACAGGACGTGGCTGGTGACAGTCCGTTCAAGGTCATGCTCCAAGGCCACGGCGTGAGCAATCCGGGTATTACCCCAAAGTCTGACGCTGTGTCATTTGCACAGGCGACTGATGGCGTGACCAGTTCCCTGAAGACACAGCGGGGCGCTACACCACAACTGGGCGACATGGCGGTCAAAGGTTCCGCTGTGGAGCCTACACGCCAGACCTTCGCTGAGTTCCAAGACATCACCAAGAAGGCACCTCAGGGCTGGTTCGAGGGCACCGGTAAGGCTGTTGAAGCTGAGCTGGCAACCTCGACACTGGGCCAGTTGTTCCGAAACGTGACCATGGAAACTGTGGACCCGATGGAAGGTTACGAGACCCGTGACACTTCCGCATGGGGCGATGACGAGTTCGACAAGATCCGTAAGGCCGGGGTCAACTCCCAGTTCTACAACTTCCTGTTCGACCAGACTCGCGGTGACAAAGGGAAACTGGACAGTGCCATTAAGATGGCCCTTGAGAACCAGAAGTACCAGCAACAAACCCGTGGGGCTTCAGGGTCCGCTCAGGTCCTCGCTGGGTTCATCGGTGCGGGTGCTGATCCGTTCACCTACATGCCCCTTCCGGGCGTGACAGGGACCAAGCTGTTCTCCAAGGTTGCCCAAGGTGCAGCGGGGGCCGGTGTGGCCTCTATGGCCTCTGAAGGTCTCCGTGAAGCATCGACCGGGATGGAAGCCCATTACGGGACCGCTCTGGTTGGTGGTGCCCTCGTGGGCGGTGGGTTGACCGCTCTGGTTGATCGTATCGCTGCCCGTGCTGTTCCAGCCCAACGTCTGGACATGTGGGATGGTGAAATCGAGAAGTTCCTTGCGATGCACGGTGAAGCCGCTCTGCCCAATGAGTTCCACGGTCCGAGTGTCCGTTTGGAAGCCCGAGAGACTGCCCGTCAAGGCGACTTCGAGGACCCAACCAAGATGCACTGGCAGGCGCATGAGCAAGTAGAGAACCTTCATGGTATCGACTTCGTGCGTGTACCGGGCGAGCCGGGTGCTGTACGTCTGGCTGACGGTTCGATCCTGTCTGACGGTAACCCTCTGAACCCTCTGACCATTCAGACCTTCAGGGACGCTGAACGGGCCGCACAGGGTGTCTCAATGGGCGGCTTTACAGAGATCGGCTACACGCTGACTCGCTCCGAGAACGAAGACATCCGAGGTCTGGGTGCCCAACTGTTCCGCTCCACCACAGGCACCGAGTCGGGTTCCCACGGTAAGTTCGGTGCAGTCGCCTCGGACATCGTTGAGCGCCTTCAATCTCAGGACCATGTGAGCTACAACAACATCGTATCGGCTGCCCACGAGGCAATCAGCGACGTTCGTTATGCGAACATGCCCGGTGGTCGTCAGGCTCACTTCGAGGCTGCGTACCGTCGCGTTGTGGAAGCGATTGAGGACAAGGCTGGCTCTCGTGTCAACGGTCTCTCGACTGGCGAGCGCAAGCTGATGGACGCCCTCAACGCCCACTATGAGCGCAAGCTCGATGCTCTTCAGAACCCGGCTCAGTTCGGTAACTGGCGTGCAACGTCGGTGCTGGGTGCGACCCGTCACGAAGGTTCCTACATCCCTAACGTCTATGACGATGCGGCGAAGAACCTGTGGGCTGGTCGTCTCGGTGGTAACGAGGAACTGCAAACCGCCATCATGGAAAGCTGGCTGGTGTCCTACGCTTCCCGTCCTGCTGTCAAGGCTCGGGTAGACAAGATGATCGCTGAAGCGAATCCGGGCAAGACCATGAGTCCGCGCGACATTCAGAAAGCTGTTGAAGAGTACGCCCGCAACAAGGCATACGGTATCAGCCACACCCAAGACTTCAATCGCAGCCACTTGGTTGACGATCAGTTGACCGGTCTGGTCGGTGCTGAGAACAACAACTTCCTCGAAGGCCGTCACCTGTTCGACTCGGACATGGAAGTCCACGTGGGCAATGGTCAGATGTTCAGCGTCAACGACCTGCGCAACTTCGACATGACCCACATCACTCCCGGCTATGACCGTCGTGTAAACGGCGACATCGGGATCATGGGTGCAACCGGTGAATCGACAGCGGCCTTTAAGGACCGCATTACGGCTCTCGGCGTGGGCATGGAGAACAAGAAGGAAATGAAAGCCCTTCAGGACGCCGTTAAGATCATCACTGGCCGTGCCCGTCGCGACCCAGATGGTGTGATGGCAACCGTTGCTCGCTCCTTGAGTGACATGTCGTTCCTCGCAAAGAACGCCTACATGGGTATCCAAGGGATCACGGAGACTGCTGCACTGGTCACCAAAGGTCACACTCGGATGCTGATGAAGGGTGTTCCGTTCTTCAACGAGATCGCCACCATGGGATCTAAGGCAACCCCGAAGTTCCTCGACGACATGCACGGTCTGGTGTTCGGTCGTGAACTGGACAACCTCATTCGTCCGACCCGTCAAGACCACATCATGCGTTTGCGTGAAGGGGCCGACGCGAGTCCACGAGTGGCACAGGCTGTAGGGTCCCTGAAGTACATGACTCAAGAGGCATCCGCTCGGTGGCCCCTAACGAAGTTCCTGACAGAATCCTCGAACTACATCGCTGACGCTGGCCGTCAAGGTGTCCTTAAGGAACTGACAGACTTCGCCTATGGTACGCCAACCAAGATGGGCAAGAAGCTGTTCGATCAGCAACGCCTGAAGTCCATGTCCCTGACCCCTGAGCAGTTCCAAGGGATGCAGGACCTGATCCGTGAAGCGACCACCTTGAAGAATGGCCGTGTCGAGATCGTGAAGCCTGAGCTGTTCAAGTCCGACCCTCGGTCGATGGACCTGTGGAGACTGGGTGACAAGATCGCAGACGAGACCATCCTGCGCCCACACAAGCTGTCCTCTCAGGACACTGTGGCTTACGGTGCTGGCATCAAGCTGGCGATGCAGTTCAAGAACTTCACCATGCGCTCTATGAATGCTCGGGCAATCCGGGGCTACCATGACGCAACCAAGAACGGTCGTGCTGTTGATTTTGTGATGCAGTCTATCCTGTCCACTGGCATGGCTGGTTCGATGTTCGCCGCAATGGCCTACACCCGTTCCATGGGGATGCCCGATAAGGACCGCGAGAAGTACCTCAAGGATGCTCTCAACCCGTCCATGCTGGCCTACGCGGCGTTGTCCCGTGGTTCCCATATCGGTGCCCCACTGGGTCTCGCTAACATGATCATGGCCCCACTGGGCTTCGATCAGGCTCGCATGGTCCGCACCTCGATCACTCCACGTCCTAAGACGGAGAAACCAACGGGTGCCATTAAGTGGAAGCCTTCACAGTCTGACTCCGTTCAGGACTTCATGTCTGGCGTTCTGGACCAAGTACCGGGTGCCTCATGGGCATTGTCGGCTGGACAGGCTGCGCACTCTGCTGTGGGCTTGGCGGGATCTAACGGTCGCCGTCAGGATCAAGAGTACATGACCAGCTTCTACAACGGTCTCCGTGGGATCATCCCTAACGACCCGGCCACTCAGTTCCTCCTGATGAAGATCATGGAAGAGCAGGGAATCGAGGCACGTTAAAACCACTCACCCAAACCGGGAGGCTTGCACAGCTCCCTTCAACATAAGGAGGCCCCAATGGCTGAAGCTCCAAAGACTACGGTAACGTATCCGCTCGACGGTGCGAACCGAGACTTTCTGATCCCCTTCGAGTACCTTGCGCGGAAGTTCGTGCAGGTCACCCTCGTGGGTGTGGACCGGAAGGTATTGACCCTCAACATCGACTATCGCTTCACCCAGCGCACAATCGTCACCTTGACGAAGAACTGGGGACCGTCTGATGGTTATAGCCTGATCGAAGTGCGCCGTTACACCTCTGCTACAGAGCGGCTGGTGGACTTCAGTGACGGCTCGATTCTCCGTGCGTATGACCTGAACACCTCTCAGGTACAGTCCCTTCATATCGCTGAAGAAGGCCGTGACATCGCGACCGACACTATTGGTGTGAACAACGATGGTGACCTTGACGCTCGTGGTCGTAAGATCGTGAACGTGGCTGACGGCACCGGTGACTTCGATGCTGTGAACCTACGACAACAGAAGCAATGGGCAGGCTCTGCGCTGAACCAAGCGGACCGGGCACAGCGTGAAGCTGATCGCTCGACCCAACAGGCCAACGCATCCCAAGCCTCGAATGCTGCCTCTGCGGCTCAGGCTCAGGAATCCCTTAAGTGGGCCAATGAGTCCTCTCGCCATGCAGGTCTCTCGAAGGCTTCCGCTGAGGCGTCCCAAACGTCCAACGTGCAGTCCTTTCAGAACCTTGAGCTGTCCCGTGCGCAAGTCGCTGAGGCTACCCGACAGGCTGGCTTGGCGACCTCTAATGGGGCCGCTCAGGTCACCCTTGCGACCACTCAGGCGAACCGCTCGCGTGATGAAGCTAACCGTTCCACCACTCAGGCTAACGCTTCGGCTGCCTCAGCGGTGACCTCAAAGAACGAGGCTGACCGTTCGACCCGAGAAGCTGACCGTGCTAAGACTGAGGCGGACAAGCTGGGCAACATGAACGCTCTGGCCTCTGCGATCCGTGAAGTTAACGTCGCAGGCACGAAGGTAGAGGTCATGGGCGGGTGGGAGTGGAACTCCGATGTCATTGCTGTGGACCGAATTCGGTCGCGGGGCAGTGCGTCAATTGCGTTCAATGCTCAGTTGGTCGGCAGCCTCGGCGCGTCGTTTGCTCAGCGTATCTCCACGGCGGCTGATGTTCAAGCGGCTGGTGAGGTTGCGGCTGGGGTAACCATGCGTATCCGTGGTCAAGGCTCGAACGCCCACCTGTGGTTCATGACCCCGGATGGTGCAGAGAACGCCTTGATCTATGCGGAACCTTCGGGTGCCCTGCATATCCGCTCACGAAGCCAAGGTGATACGCTGACGCTCAACGTGGACCGGTCTATGGACACTGGAGGTAACTTCCGCATTAGGGGAGAGGGTTCCACGGCAGGACGACACACGGCTGGTGAGCTGCTTTCCAATGGGAATGTCTGGTCGGGCGGTGGACAATCGTGGGTTGCCTCTGACGGTAACGTCTATGGCCCTGTATGGGGAGGCTACCTGTCTACATGGGCAAACAATCAACTTGCCGGTAAACAGCCTAAGCACCATTTCCAGTCAGGCCGTGTAGGAGTGGGTGCGCCCGGTGGTGGGTACAAGCAGTTCCGCATCAACTTCCACCAAGCTATGGCAGGAGCTATTGTGCAAATCACAATCCACCGGCCTGCGCTTCATGTGGCAGTGGGCGTTCGGGGTGAATCTTGGGTAGACGCTATTGACGCGAACGGATTTACCTGCTGGGTACACTGCGAAGGTGGTGAGAAATGGGACACGTATATCGACTGGATCGCGTGCCAAACAGTAAACGTAGGAGCATAAGGAGGTTCTGATGGAAACCAACGAGGGGATTGTGAAAGCGATCCCTATCGTCGGCGCAATAGGCGCTGACACAGTTGCCACGTTAAAGGGACTGACCCTAAACGAGCTATTTTACATTGTGACCATCGTCTACACGCTCGTGCAGATGTTCTTGGTTATCTGGAAAACCGTGCGTGAAGAACGCCGCAAAGATAAGGAGTGACCCTATGGCCAAACGAAATGCCTTAGAGGTCCTGCTCGAACTCATTGATACCGAAATGGCCCGTGCCCTTCTGGACGACCTTCGGGATGATGATCGACGGACCCCACAGCTTTACAACGCCGTCTCCAAGTTCCTCGACCGACACAACTTCAAGCTGTCCAGCCTGATGGTCGAAGAGGGTGACCTCGGTGAACTGCAAGCTGCCCTTGATGCCTTCCGCGACATGGAACTGGAAGACCTCAACGGTGTGCCGCACTGATGAAGACCACGGCCCTTAAGTTCCTTTTGGTTCTCGGGGCCGTCCTTTCGATCTACTTCATGGGTCGGAACGACGGTAATCACAGCGCTACGTTAAAATGTGCTGGGGAACAGTCCAGCGAAGTTATCAGAATCCAAGGAGAACGCGATGAACTGCAAGCAAAACTCGACGCCCGTGCCAAAACGTGGGCTGAAGATCAGAAAGGGTCTGAAGGCGCTGCCCGTCGCACTGTTGATAGGCTTACTGAGTCTAATGTACGGTTGCGCGTCAAGCTCGCAGATGCCACCGTCGAAGCCGTCCAAGGCTACAATCGAGGCCAGTCTGATGGTAAAGCCGAACTACACCGAGAGACTTCTGAAGCTCTTATCAGAATAACTCAAGACGCTGACCGTCAGGTTGAAGCCCTTCAGGATACCCTGCGGGAGGTGACCAAATGAAAGAAGACTCCAAGCACATCAAGATGCTCAAGGGGTCCTTCGTGGCCTTCCTGTTCGTCCTGTGGGCGGCTCTGAACCTCCCTGTCCCTACGAAGCAACAGATCAGCATGTCCAAGAAGTTGGCTGCTGGTGACTCGCGGCGATTCATCCTTCAAGCCTTCCGAGGCATCGGGAAGTCCTTCATCACCTGTGCCTTCGTGGTATGGAAGCTGTGGAACAACCCTGACCTGAAGATCATGATCGTGTCCGCGAACAAAGACCGGGCGGATGCTAACTCGGTGTTCATCAAGCGCATCATCGACCTCCTACCCTTCCTGCACGAGCTGAAGCCTCGGGCTGGTCAACGCGATAGCTCCCTGTCCTTCGACGTGGGTCCTGCGCGTCCTGACCACTCGCCCTCGGTGAAGTCCGTAGGTGTGACTGGTGGTATGACTGGTAGCCGTGCTGACATCCTTATCGCGGATGACGTTGAGGTTCCCGGCAACTCCGGTACGCAATCCGCAAGGGATCACCTTGGGGAACTCGTGAAGGAATTCGATGCGATCCTGAAACCAGACGGCACGATCATCTATCTGGGAACCCCACAGACCGAAATGACCCTTTACCGGGAACTTGAGGATCGTGGCTACTCGACGACTATCTGGCCTGCACGGTATCCTCGGGATGTCGCTGACCTTGAATCGTACTTCCACGCCAAGGGCAACCGCTCGCGTCTGGACCCTACGATGCTCAAGGAGCTTGAAGCAGATCCACGCCTGTACTGGAAGCCTACTGACCCTATCCGATTCGATGAAGAGGACCTGAGGGAACGTGAGCTGTCGTATGGCAAGGGTGGCTTCGCATTGCAGTTCATGCTGAACCCTAACCTGTCCGACATCGAGAAGTACCCTCTGAAGCTGCGTGACTGGATCGTAGCGGCGCTCGACATGGAATCCGCTCCGACTACTTGGCAGTGGCTCCCGAACGACCGTAACGAAGCCAAGGGTCTCCCTCTGGTGGGCCTTAAGGGTGATCGGTTCCACCGTTACGAGTCCTGTGGGACCACGACCGCGAAGTACGACCAGAAGATCCTCGTGATCGACCCAAGTGGCCGAGGCAAGGACGAGACCGGCTATGCAGTGCTGTACCAGCTCAACGGTTACATCTTCCTGATGGACTGGGGCGGCTTCCGTGGTGGCTATGAGGATTCAACCCTCGAAGCACTGGCACGGGTCGGTAAGAAGTTCAAGGTGAACGAGGTGGTGATCGAAGGCAACTTCGGTGACGGTATGTACACCAAGCTGTTCAGCCCTGTGATGACCCGTATCCATCGTTGTGCGATCACCGAGGTTAAGTCCAAGGGTCAGAAAGAAATGCGTATCTGCGACGTGCTGGAGCCTGTACTGGGTTCTCACAAGCTGGTGGTGCATGAGACTGTGATCGAGAACGACTACCGGACTGCTCTGAACGCTGACGGAACGACTGACGTGGCCTACTCAGGCTTCCACCAGTTGACCCGACTGACCAAGGAGCGTGGCTCTCTGGGCCATGACGACCGTCTGGATGCTCTGGCTATCGGTGTGCAGTTCTTCGTTGACTCCATGGAGAAGGACTCCGAGAAGGGTGCCATGGAAATGCTGGAAGGTTTCCTTGAGGATCACCTCGAAGACGCCATGGTGGGCTTCGCTCAGGCACGAGAAATCAGCCTTGGCGATGGCATCAACATCCAGTGGGACGACGATGACGGCACTGAAGGAAACTTCATGGGCTGGTAGTAAGTCTGCACGTTAGCGACACGTTCGGCGAAGATTAAAAACCCTCACCCAAAGAGGGACGGTGGGGGTCCTATATGATAAACCTACATGATACTTAAAGGTTACCTCTGCACGTTCAGAGAACTTTGAGGATCAGGGTTGATCAGAGGACCCTGCACCGTCCTACTCTTTGATTGGTGATTATTGCTGATAAGCATCACCTCCTACAGGAGTCTTACAGATGACCAAGAAAGCAACAGCCACCGTTGTGGCAGTAATGGTCAGCCTGCTCAAGCATCGCGCTACCTATCGGTTCCTTGCGGTCGTCCTCGTTACACTGGGCGTGACCAACGGTGAAGCCGTGATGTCTGGAGTCGAGACCGTTGCATGTGCCTTCTTGGGCTGCACCGGCTGATCCCACGCGAGGCTCATTACGGGTCTGCTAAAGCATACCCTCCATGAGCTTTAACACAATGTATATTCTTCAAGGGGCCTTTCAAGGGTCTTCAAGTACCCTTAAGGGTGCAGGCCCATAGGGCACATCAAGGAACCTTCAAGGGTCCCTTTAAGAATATGACATAAAAATTCCTTACATGA